ATGACTTACACTTGGAACAACACAACAGTTGACACTTATCCTTCGCTTGAAGGAGAAACAGACGTGATCTTCAACGTACATTGGAGACTTACGGGGGAAGATACAGATGGCAATGTAGGGAGTACCTACGGAACTATTGCTTTAGATACTTCTGATCTTTCAAACTTTACTGCATTTGCGGATATTACTGAAGCTGATATAAACGGCTGGGTAGAAGCAGCAATGGGTGAAGATGAAGTACAAGCTAAAAAAGATGCTATTGATGCGCAGATAGCAGAAAAGGTAAACCCAACCGTGGTTACCAAAACAATTGGCGCGGAATAATTATTAACCTTTAAATTTTAATAAAATGGCTGAAAAAAAAGAAAAGAACACCATTCTTATTGATGATGTAGAACACAACTTTGAAGATTTAACAAACGAACAACAAATTATTGTAAATCATATAGCTGATTTGCAACGCAAAATCCAATCAAGCGAGTTTAACTTGCAGCAATTAGTTTTTGGAAAAGATGCTTTTATTAGCGCTTTAAAATCTTCTATTGAAAAAGAAAAATCAACCGATGACGAACCCATAGAGGTTGTAGAGGCTAAATAAATTAATTTTAAATTTAATGGCTAAAAAAAAATTTAAAGAAACTGCGGTCGGTAAATTTTTATTACAAAAAATTCCTTCTGTAGTTGGCGCAATAGCAGAAGACACACCGGTTGGCAATGTTATACAAGCTATAATTGGTGGTTCTGACATGAGCGCCGAGGATAAAGAAATAGCATTAAAAAAGCTTGAACTTGAAAGAGCTGAAATGGATGGTATAACCAGAAGATGGGTTGCTGATGCGAATTCAGGCACGTGGCTAGCTTCTAATGTTCGCCCTCTAACTTTAGTTTTTTTAACAGTTGCTTTTGTAATTGGGTGGTATTTAGAAATAAAAGAATTAGATACAGTTAAAGAATTATTAACTATTGTATTCATAGGATATTTTGGTTCGCGAGGAGCGGAAAAGATTATGGGTAATAATCGACACAAATGACAGATTTAAAAATATACGGCATAAACATAACGGCATTAATAGCAAGTTCTCCATTCGTAGAAGGTATCAACCCACTGCTACAGACTATTGTTCTATTATTAACTATAGGATATACAAGTATAAATATATATCAAAAGCTTAAGAAATGAAAAAAGCGCAATCAAATGTAAATTTAGAAGATTTAAATCCTAGAATGATAGAATTTGCAAACAATCTTGAAAAAGCTATTGGCGCAGAACTTATAATCACTTCTGGATATAGATCGCCAGATCATCCTATTGAAGCAAAGAAAAAAAGTCCGGGTGAACATACAACAGGCTTAGCTATTGATGTTGCTGCTATTGGTGGTACACCTGTTTATGAAATAGTAGAAGCGGCAATAAATTTAGGTTGTAAAAGAATTGGTATATCAAGAAAATCAAATTTTGTACATCTTGGATTAGACTTATCCCGTGTTACTTCAATATGGACATATTAAAATAACTACAATGAAATTAATTAGAAAAATATCTATTGGTCAAGACTATAAGAATGAAGCCATGCATTATTCTGTAGGGCAAGAAGTTTACGGCGGGCACACAATTTGTGATATATTAGAAGAAGATAATGGGTACGCTATATATATACAAAAAGACGGCGCACAATTACCTTGGAAACATTTTAACGGCAATATGGCTGTTTCTATAGAATACAATTTAGATTATTAATGAGATCACTATACAATTATATTATATCTACTAAAGATCGATACAATAATAAAAAAAGCGTAGGGGATAAAGAACTTATACTTAATACCGAAATAACAGAAAGAGATTATCATTTTGTAAATAGGGTTGGTAAAGTAATAAGCGTTCCTATAAATATAAAAACCCCAGTTAAGCCAGGCGATGATGTAATAGTGCATCATAATGTATTTCGCAGATGGTTTGACGTAAGAGGCAATGAAAGAAACTCTGGGTCGTATATTGACGATAATACATATACAGTATATTCTGATCAGCTATTTGCTTATAAAAGAAATAATGAATGGAAGGCAATGCCTGAATTTTGTTTTGTAACACCAATAAAACAAGATTCAAAATGGAGCGTTTTAAGCGAAAAAGAATTAGCTGGAGAGCTTGTATATAGTAATGAGTATCTGGGGTCATTAGGATTAGCCTGTGGAGACGTGGTAGGCTTTACTCCTGTTTCTGAATATGAGTTTAATATAGAGGGGAAAAAAATGTATAGAGTTAAATCAAATGATATAACAATTAAGTATGGATAGGCGCAAAAAAATAATCGAGGCGGCTGAGCAAGCTTTAATTGAATTGGATAAAGTTATAAGACAAAAAATTGATTTAGCTGACTTGGACCCTGAAAAAGCAAAAATAGCTGCTCAAGCAAAATGGGCGGCAATAGAAGATTCTTTTAAAATAGTAGATAAAATTGAACAAATAAATGATACTAAGAAAGAATCTGAAAAAGAATCTATAAAATTTTTAGGTGTAGAAAATCGTATTAAATAATGTATAAACAAACACTGTATAATATAAATACAGACCATATTAACACCAAAGAAGTTAAAAGAAATAATAAATATAAAAAATATAATTACGGGTACAATAAAGATTTAGATTGTGTTGTAATTAGCAAAGACGGTACTATTGGTGAAATATATGAGATTCAAGGACTTAAGATAGCCTTGCCTTTAGCACCTGAAAAAATAGATGGGCAAGATTTAAAAAAAGAAAATCAAGTATTTAGAAAACGACAAAAGCCAGGATCTTTAAATAAGATTAAATCAATACATGAATTTAAATCTTTTCCAGATGATATTAAAGAAGAATACTACGATTATATTGAAATTGAATTTAATAGGCGTAATGATGGTTATTGGTTCATGTGCGATGGGGAGCCGTGTTACCTTACAGGGTCACACTATATGTACCTCAACTGGACAAAAATTGACGTTGGTGCACCCGAATTTAGACAGTCAAACAAATTATTCTATTATTTCTGGGAAGCTTGCAAAGCAGACGAAAGATGTTATGGAATGTGTTACCTCAAAAACAGACGGTCTGGCTTTAGCTTCATGGCATCATCAGAAACTGTTAACGTGGCTACAATATCAAGAGACTCAAGATTCGGTATATTATCAAAGTCCGGGTCTGATGCCAAAAAAATGTTTACAGACAAAGTAGTCCCTATATCATCAAATTACCCATTCTTCTTTAAGCCTATACAAGATGGAATGGACAAACCAAAAACAGAATTATCTTATAGGCTTCCAGCCTCTAAACTTACTAGAAATAGTTTTAAAGTAAAAACTGAGCAATCAGAAGAAGGTCTGGATACGACTATTGACTGGAAAAATACTGGCGACAATAGTTATGATGGAGAAAAATTAAAATTATTAGTTCACGATGAATCGGGAAAATGGGATAAACCAGATAATATATTAAATAACTGGCGTGTAACTAAAACTTGTTTAAGGTTAGGCGCTAGAGTTGTTGGCAAATGTATGATGGGGTCAACCTCCAATGCTTTAGATAAAGGAGGAGAAAACTTTAAAAAACTTTATGATGACTCAGACCTTACAAAAACAAAAAGAAATCGCAATGGGCAGACTCCTAGTGGATTATACGCTTTGTTCATTCCTATGGAATGGAACTACGAAGGATTCATCAATAAATATGGATTTCCTGTCTTCGATACTCCTGAAGAACCAGTTGAAGGGATCGACGGAGGAAATGTCTATACTGGAGTCATCGAGCATTGGGAGAATGAAGCAGATGGGCTTAAAAATAACTCTGACGCTTTAAATGAATTTTATAGGCAATTTCCAAGAACAGAACAGCATGCTTTTAGAGACGAAACCAAAGATTCAATATTTAATCTTGCAAAAATATATGAGCAAATAGATTATAATGAAGAAATGGTTTTAAGCGGCTATGTTACAACAGGCTCTTTTCAATGGGCTAACGGTGTAAAAGATACTAAAGTAGAGTGGCATCCTAACAAAAACGGAAGATTTAAATTATCTTGGATACCAAGTCTACAAATGCAAAATGCTTTTGAAACTAAAAATGGAATAAAGTATCCTGGGAATAAAGAATTTGGAGCATTTGGCTGTGATAGCTATGATATTAGCGGAACAGTTGACGGTGGCGGTTCAAATGGGGCATTGCATGGATTAACAGCGTTTAGTATGCATCCAGATGTTCCTAGTTCACAATTTTTTTTAGAATATGTGGCTAGACCACAAACTGCTGAAATATTTTTTGAAGATGTATTAATGGCAATCGTTTTTTACGGAATGCCTATATTGGCAGAAAATAACAAACCTAGATTATTATATTATCTTAAAAGAAGAGGCTATAGAGGTTATTCTATGAATAGGCCTGATAAATTATTTAATAAATTATCTGTAACTGAAAAAGAATTAGGTGGTATACCTAATAGCTCTGAAGATATAAGGCAAGCTCACGCGTCTGCAATTGAATCTTATATACAAAACCATGTTGGTATGCATGAAAATGGAGACTACGGTAATATGTATTTTCAAAGAACATTGCAAGACTGGGCTAAATTTAATGTAAACAATAGAACAAAATACGACGCATCTATTAGCAGCGGACTAGCTATAATGGCTTGCCAAAGACATTTATATTCTCCGCGTAGTATAAGAGAAAAGAAAAAAGTAGATTTTGGATTTTCAAAATATAATAATTCAGGATTAAAAAGTAAAATAATACAATAAAGATGGCAGAAGCTACAGGACAAGTTACCCAATTTCCCAGCCAATCAGTAAGCGACGCAGAAAAAGCAAGCGAAGCTTATGGGATGGAAGTGGCCAGAGGTATACAAAACGAATGGTTTAGAAAAAACTCTGGGACGGGTAGATTTTTACAAAATCAGCGTGAGTTTCATAGATTGAGACTATATGCGCGAGGAGAGCAGTCTGTTCAAAAATATAAAGATGAATTTTCAGTAAATGGAGATTTATCATATTTGAACTTAGATTGGAAGCCAGTACCTATTATACCTAAATTTGTAGATATTGTTGTAAATGGCATGCAAGACAGGCTGTTTACAATAAAAGCATTTGCACAGGATCCAACCTCTGTAAAAGAAAGAACTAATTTTGTTGAAATGATCCTTGAGGATATGAATACTCAGGACTTGATTACAGAGATAGATGAAAAGCTTGGTGTTGATGTGCGAAATATTAAGCAAGAAGATCTGCCTTCTAATGCAGAAGAACTTGAGCTGCATATGCAGATTGGTTATAAACAATCTATTGAAATAGCGCAGGAACAAGCAATTGATAATGTTTTTAAAAGAAATAATTATCCAGAACTAAAGAAAAGAATTGATTACGATCAAACTGTGCTTGGTATTGCGGCAACAAAACATACTTTTAATAATACAGATGGTATTAAATTAGAGTATGTAGATCCTGCGAATTTAATATATTCATACACAGAAGATCCTAATTTTGAAGACGTATACTATTTTGGTGAAGTTAAACAAATAAAATCTAACGAACTTAAAAAACAATTTCCAGAATTAACCGATGAAGAATTTGATCAAATAGTAAAACAATCTTCAAATTATAATAATTACGATTATACAAACAACGATTCTAACGATACAGTAGATACTAATACTCTTACTGTATTATATTTTAATTGGAAAAGCTGGGAACAAAGTGTATATAAAATAAAAGAAACTGCTTCTGGGGCTTTAAAAGCAATTAAAAAAGATGATACTTTTAATCCGCCTAAAGACCAAAGAACAAGATTTGAAAAAGTAGCACAGGCACAAGAGGTCATATACGAAGGCGTAATGGTCTTAGGGTCTAATAAACTACTTAAGTGGAAAAAAGCATCTAATATGGTGCGCCCTAGTTCTAATGTTAACCGTGTAATGATGAATTACATTGTTAGCGCCCCTAGAATGTATAAAGGGAAAATCGAAAGTTTAGTTAGCCGAATGGTAACTTATGCTGATCTTATACAGCTAACTCATTTAAAATTACAGCAAGTAATACAAAGAATGACGCCTTCTGGTGTTTATGTAGATGCTGACGGTCTAGCTGAAATTGATCTTGGTAATGGAACAAACTATAATCCACAAGAGGCTTTAAACCTATACTTCCAAACAGGATCTATTATAGGTAGGTCAATGACCCAAGACGGTGATATGAATGGAGGCAAGGTGCCAATTCAGGAATTGCCAGGGGGCGGCGGCCAACAAACTCAGTTATTAATCCAAGCATATAATTATTATTTACAAATGCTAAGGGACGTAACTGGTTTAAACGAAGCTAGAGATGGTAGCGATCCAGATCCCTATGCGCTCGTAGGTGTTCAAAAGCTTGCGGCTGCAAATTCAAATACAGCAACAAGGCATATATTGCATAGCTCATTATATATAACATCTTCGTTAGCTGAGGCAATATCTATACGTATTAAGGACGTATTAGAATACCACCCACAAAGAGATGCAATGATTGGGGGTATTGGTAGGTTCAGTGTAGGGGCATTAAAAGAAATGGATAAACTTCATATACATGACTTTGGAATTTTCTTAGAATTAGATCCAGATCAAGAAGAAAAACAGCTAGTGGAAAATAATATACAAGCTGCTCTTTCAAGGGATCAAATACATTTAGAAGATGTAATTGATATTAGACAAGTTAAAAATATAAAACTAGCTAATCAATTATTAAAATATAGAAGAGCTAAAAAAGAAGCTACTGACCAATTAAAAGCGGAAAGAAATATAGCTGCACAATCTCAAGCAAACGCACAAGCTGCTCAAGCTGCTGAATTAGCTAAGGCTCAAGCAGAAAACTTAAAGGTTGAGGCTAAAGGTAAATTAGCTCAATTGCAAGCAGAGCTTGATGTTAAAAAATTAGAAAGAGAAGCGGCAACTAAAAAAGATCTAATGCAATATGAATTTGATTTAAATGTAAAGCTTAAAGAAATGGAGCTTGACGCTAAAAAACAAATTGAATTGCAAAAACCTCCATCTAATCCAGAACCAAGGAAGGGTTTTGAGTCTTCAGGCAATGACGTATTAGGTGGTATTGACCTTAGCAGATTTGAGCCAAGGTAAAATTTTTAAATTATTATATATTATTAAATTATGGCAAAATGGACAGTTAAAGGCGTAGTCGAAGACGAGCCTAAAACAAAACAACAAACAGAGCAAGCGGTTCTTGACAAAGCTGTAGAAAAAGGAGAAATAACTCCAGAATCTGCAGGTAAAGAATCAGAAGAAACACCAAAAATTGATTTAGATGCCCTTCAGAAGCAAAGCACAGATGAGGTTCCTGTACGCGACGAATCCACAACTAGCGAAGAAGTTCAAAAAGAAAACGCCGAAGAGCAAGATGAAAGCTCTACCGGAGAAGATACGGAAAACGACTCGCCGATTGAGATCATCACTGAAGAGGAACCTGCGGAAGTAAAAGATCAGCCTAATGTTGATGAAAATGCCGCAAAAGTAAATGAACAACCAAAGCCTGTGGAACAACCACAAGTAGAGTTACCAGAAGGCATAGATAAACTTTTAGAGTTTATGAATGATACTGGAGGCTCCCTAGAAGATTATGTTAATATGAATAGGGATATTTCTAAATTGCCTGAAGGTGAATTATTAAAGCAATATTATTCTCAATCAAAACCTTGGGACTCGCAAGAAATTAGTGAATACATGGAAGATAATTTTTCATATAGCGAGGAGGAAGACGACCCAAGAGAAATTCGCGCTAAAAAACGCGCTTTTAAAGAAGAACTACATAATGCTCGTGAGTTTTTTAAAAATCATAAGGAAAAGTATTACGCGGATCTTAAGTTAAACCGCCAAAAAGAAATTCCTTCTGAATACCAAGAAGCTTACGAAGCTTATAGTGGATATACAAAGGAACAAGAATTAAACAAACAACTAAACCAGATTTTTTTAGAAAACAGATTCTGTATTTAATAATGACTTT